GTTTTGAGACGTGAGACCCGCCCTTGCTTGCCGTCATTCTCTTCCATGACTCTCGCACATACGAGGTAATAGATAGCATCGTTTACAAGGTCGCCAATAGAGGCCGAAGCCATGTAACCCCAAGGTGCGGTTATCTCAAGTCGAAAGGAGGGCTTAGTTCTGAAGATGAGTTGGTTGTACGGGGCTGAGTAATCGGGTAGTAGCCAATCATCGTACTGGTTCATCGTCTGCCCAACGTTGCCCGTTTCTACGCCACTCTTGACTAATGTAGGAGCGGCGGAGAGCGGAACGGCGAGGTCAAGAATATAGCCTCGCCTGTCCGCTTGAATGTCCCTCACATCGAACACCTTGGTGCTCGAAACTGCTTGAAATGGCTTCACCCCAACCAGCAACTCCCACTCTCCAATCGCTGTGTTCAGCAGTCTTGTTTCATCAGCTCCCGAGAGAGCTGTGTCCACAAAACCTTTGTTGAGAAGGTAGTTGCCTAATTCGGTTGAGGTGATATATGCCATTGAGTTTTAGAGGTAGGAGCCAGCGACAACCACTGGTTGAGCGGCGTTTTGGTTTGCACCCGTTGCTTGAGTAACTGGTACGGCTCGTGGAGAGATGTACGCCTTGATACCGCTGATAACGGTGTTGGCTGTACCTCGGTCGGTAACAATTCGGATGTACCGATTTGTCAACTCAGCAAGAGCAATGGTGACTGTCTTGTTGGTGTCTGCATCTGTCCAAGCGTAAGTCGCTCCGGTGATGTTTGCCCACGAAGAGTTGTTATCGCTTCGCTGAAGCTGAAAAGTTCCAACGCCAGTAGAAGTAACCGCACCGAGGTCGATAACCACGTTGAGAGCTGTACAACCCAAGCAGTCGATGGATGAAGAGTTAACGTCAGTTGTACCAGCGGCAAGCCCTTTAGTGGTTGCGGCGGTGGCATCTGGGAAGACGGTAACGATTTGGTATTCGTTGAATGTTGCCATGTTATTTCACCTTCAAGCGGCTGAACGCTTCGTCAAGGACTGGAGCACCATCAGAGAACTTATGCATGACATAACCGTACTCACCGTTTGATGCGTATGGGTCTTGGTCGAGCACTTGTACTGACAAGTTCATGAAATCGTAAATTCGGTAGAAGTTGAAGTCTCCGAATACGGCCGCATAAGTTCCAGTGGTAAGAGCGGTTGGAGCGGACTCCGATTCATACAAAGGTCGCCCCTTGAGGAACATAGGAGTACCAACGGCAAGAACGTTACCGATGCCAGCAGACTCGGTGAAAATATACTGATTCGCCGAGTCTTTCAGCTTCATAACGGCGGTGACGAATTGGCGTGAGCCAACCCAGCTACCGAGGTTTCGTACAGTTGCCTTGACGTTCATAATTGTCGAGATGATGTCATCAGCCGCAATGGTTCCAACGCCAGCAGTTTCGATGTCTCGTGATGTTGGAATGCCGTCAGCGGATGCTGTAAAGATACCAAGCCATTGCCCAACGCCATTACCTTGCATCGCCGCATCTTCTTCCTTGAGCCTTGAAGCATAGTCAAGTTCGCCACCGAGCCATTGCTCAACGTTGATAACTGACTGGTCGATGAGCAATCGAGAAGCCGAAGTTCGCACCGTTACTCGGTGAGGCTTGAAGTCTCGCTGTCCAACTTGCACCGAAGAGGTAAGAGCGGTTTCTGTCTCGCCTTGCCAGTAAGCGGTCAACCTTGTATTCTGTCGAGGAATCGCAACGTTCGCATTGATTTGCTGAACGTTTGAGATTTGTCGCATGAAGATTGGGTTATCAACAGGCTTAATAATCTCTTGAGCAATCGCATTAGGAACAAGGAAGCCACCAGCTACGTTAGGGTTAACTTGCTGAGCCGCTCGGATTTGTGCAAGCTGGCTGTTGTCACCTCGAAGGTAACCTCTCCAAGCTCGGATAAGTGGGTCTTCGCCCTTGGAAGCTGGAGCCACGTTGCCACCCATGATGGATGGATTGTCGCCTTCAGCCATTTGGAAGGAGCGAGCGTTGTCGATTTGGGAGCGGAGCTCCAGTTCTTTCTTCGCATCGAGCATGTCGGCAACTGCTTGGTCAAAGCGAGCTTCCACGTCAGCAGGCATAATCTTTTTGCCAGCATATTCGCTTCTCGTCGCATCAACAAAAGCCACCGCTTCGCTCAACTGCTTGTTAAGTTCTTGGGTTGTTTTCATTTTAGTAATTTCTCCAACTGATAAAACTTGCGTGCTTGTAGCTCTTGAACCGTAGGCTCATTTACCTTGTTGAGTAGCTCGTCAAGATTGCTCCTGATTGCTTCCAACTTTTCCACACTTGCTTTACCAAGGTTCTTGTCTTGAGCTTCCCGAAGTGCTAACACCTCGTTGGCTCGGGTGGTGACCGTCTCAACCGCATCAAGAACGGATGAGAGCTCGTCTGCGAAGGATTTGCCAGCAGGAGCTTCCTTCAAACTGTTTCGTACTTCACTGGCTTCGCTCTCTGGAACGGCAGGGAAGTTAACTTGACTGACTTCATATACTTTCGCCAGTCTCATAATCAAGTAGCACTCACGGTTACACTTTCTGATTGCTTCAACGTTGAACAAGGATTGGTCCATACCCATCGAAGCCACCATTGCAAGCATCGCTTCACCGTTCTCGAACTCGATGTAATCGCCAATGGTGAAGCCAATCGAAAGACCTACTTTCTTGCCAGCAGCCAATCTCTCAAGAGCCACGGTTCGAGCATCCTTAGCGGCTGGAGTGCTGTGATATTCAACCTCCACTTCGACACCAGCTCCAGTGTCCACTGCTGACTTGATGTAGCCAATGGCAAGGTCGTCGGCATCATGGCTTTCTAAGAAGGAACCATTCGCCACAAAATCTGGAAGTGCGGATGTGGCAGAGCCAGGAGCGAACACTGAACAGTAGCTATCCAGCTCGCCATACTTGAGAGCCATCCCTTTTAAGCCACCGTTGGTTACCTCTGCTCCTTCCATGCGGAGTTCAAATTGTCGTTCTTGTCGTGTGTTAAAGTTCATGTTCTCTGACTTCTCTTCTTTTAAGACGTACTCATACGCTCTTTTGAACCATGCAGGAGCAGTAGCACCGCCCCACAACAAAGCGGCAACCATTGCAGGGCTGTCCTCTGGTTCGTCAAGGAAGCGGGCGTTCCTTGCCCACCATCGATAACCCTTTCGAATTTTGTTCTCAGTTTGCTCCTCGCCGTTTGCCATCGAGCGAGCTTCTTTAATGGTGGCTGGCTCAAGTCCATCTCCGCCCTTGCCCTCCTCGAACATTGCTATTCCTCGCTTGCAAGCTCGTTGCACGCTGATGGGTGGTACAAGTGGGTTATCTGCCATTAGTCATTCTCCAAAGTGATTGGTTTAATTGTCTCAACGTTCTTATCACCCACTCTGAATTGGAGGTGACACTTGCAGTTGCCAAGGCAAGGAGTGTCGCACGCTCCAGGAGTGGTATAAAGGTCGTCTCGAAAGAAGGGTGAGATACTTGCCAAGGTAGGGCAATCGGCACAGTGCTTCTCAGTTCCGCCCAGCACCCACATGATTTCGGTTTCAAGGTCGAGAGCATCCACTGAGGCCTGTGCACTAATCCCTCTGGCTTTGCCTAGATAAAGCTTCTGGCGGTTCAGTATCTGTGCCTCAATCAAGTTGCCGAACTCATCTGTATAACGTCCCGACATGATGTCATCAATAAACCCTTGAAGATACTCGGCATCAATGTCAGCAATGTTCCGAGCTGCGAGAATGTCTTCATCGCCAAACGTGGTCTCACCAGTGCTTACTAAGTCCCTTCCAATCCAGTGGGAGTTGGCATTGGCTTGGAGCACTGTGTCAAAGAAGATGTCCGCCCATTGCTCAGGACCAATCGCACCATCTACTAATCGTTTGGTGGCGTTCTTGGTCTTCTTCCAGTTGTGCTCGAGCATGTCCTTATACCACGCTTGATGAGAGCGTCCAGGCTTCTCAAAGGGTGCTGGCATCGCACGAATATTGACCACCTTCGGAATGAAGGTCAGCTTTCTCGCACTACTCTCGGTGATGTGGTGACAGGGCATCTCAGTTGTCTAGTTGGATTTCTTCCAGTCGCTTGAATTGATACTTGTCGTAACGCTTACTAGTCGGAGCGGCTGGGAGTGGTGAGGCTAGGGCGTTCATGTCGAACCATGTTCTTGGGTCTTGTAAATCGTCTTGGAAACCAAGAGCCTTCCTAAACTCACCTCTTGTGCTCGCTCCGCTCTTGAACGCCAGCTCCGCTCTTGCGTACTTGGCGGTGATGTCCTCATCGAGCTCTCGATATACACTGTGGTCGAAGGCAAGATGTTGGTTGTCCTTCAGCCCCAATCCTTCCTCATCGTATGCTCGGTCAAGGGTGGAGGCAATCACGCTGAGCAATGGCAGGATAGTATCCTCAATGAAAATCTCACGAGCTTCAGCAATGTTGTTGTATGTCTTGCTATCGCTCGGCATCCCGACAATCATCGGGTCCACACCTAAAGCGGCGAGGAGCTCGGTCATGACGTGCACCTTCTGCTCAATCGCTTGAACGTCTGTGGGTGACATCGCTACCTTGGTAATTTCGAACGCTCCAGGAAGGTCCATCGCTTGACCTCTCCTATCTCTGCTAAAGGATTGCCACCTATCCCGCATTGACTTGCGTTGCTCTTGGGTAGGTTCTTGTGCGTTGGCATCCTTCGGTGAGAAGATAACTCCTGGGATGCCTTGGTTGGTCATGAGGGTTGCAGCGTAGTTCGCTGCTTCATTATCGGTGACCACTTGCCTCAACGCCGCCATGAGTGGAGACATGCCCAGAGCTGGGTTTGCCACATCCACCATGCCATCTCGAAAGTGAATAATTTCAGATGGTGCCACATAGAACATCTGACCACCACCATAGGGCGTTACCTGATAACGTGTGATAAGCTCGTTCCCATTGTTGGGTGAGCCGTCCACATGAACGTCGCTCTTTGGTACAACTTGCCAAGGCATCAAGGGAGCCAAGCCAATCATGAACCCCGTCTTGCTTCTACGCTTGAGGAGGTAGGCATTGCCGTAGACTTTGAGTGAGCATGCAATCGACTTGAGTATAGTCGCCTCATCGAGGTTAGGCATAGGTGAAGTGAAGGAGAAGAGCCGTGGGTCAGGTGCGTAGATATAGCTACCGTCTGGGTTGATAGTCTTGATACTGAGCTTGGCTTGAGCAATCTTTTGGGCAATCTTTCCCAGACCTACTGCTACGGTGGAGTTGCTCTCAATCTGACCAGCCTCAGTTCTCCAGTTTCGGTCGGTTGCCCCGTATCTGAGGTAGCCGCCCATCACTGAAGTCCCACCTACAAATGAGTTACCTACAAACAAATTGTTTCGGTTGGCTGGCTCTCTGCCAATCGCTCGTATTTCAAGTCCAAAGATTTTCATTCGTTACCAGTTCCAAACATTGTTTCGTGCCACCAACTCGTTAAAAGCACCCGCCACAGCATCCACTTGGTCATCGTTTTTGCCCGTAGGGAATTGCCGCAGCTCCTCGATAAATGGAGAGTTCCAGGACGCTCTCAATAAACAGACGTTCCCAACGTTCATTTGGGACGCAAAACCGTCCGCCCTCGTCTCCTTGCTCCCCGTCTCTCTTACTGCCTTGGCATTGAAACCAGCCAGCAATCTCATAAAGGCGAGGGATTGGTCCTTGCCCGCAGAACCAGGGTCTTCTGGTACTACAATCTTCACGCTCGTTCCATCTTGCTGAGCGGTGGCGAGCATCCGAGCGTTTCTCTCATCGGTTGCCCACTGCCCTCGCTGAACGTCGAGCACATAATACTTTCCACCAGCATCCTTGCCAAGGAGCACACCAGCAGTATAGTCACCCTTGCCATGAGATGCGGCGATGTCCCACTTTCTCACCCTCTCCACAATCTGATGGAGCTGTCCTTGGTCGCAGTATTCCGCCTTCTCTACTTTGAATATCGCTCCATCTCGTAGGCTTGGATGCCCTTGGAACAACGCTTGGAAGTTGTACTCGCCCATCTGCCTTCGCACATTCTCAAGGAACTCAAGAGGCTTCACGTCTTGCCACAATGCCTCACCCACTTCTCTTCCGAGTGGGTCATCTTCTTCGGCAATCGCAGGAAGGTTAATGAATGTCCAGCTTGGGTCATTCTGTTCTTGAAGTCGTCCGATTAAATCGTCATGGTGCCAGCGTGTAGCAATGACAAAGGCCTTGGTCCTGGGGAAGAACCGCTGGACCACGCTCCCAACCCACCAGTCCCAGATATTGTTTCTCTCGGTCTGGCTCTCGGCTTGCATCCTATCCTTGATTGGGTCATCGCATATCAACAAGCTGATGGGGTTGATACCTGTTGGAGCTGAACCCACTCCTCGAGCTACCAGCCTTGCCCCGTTGGTCAGTCGCCATTCATCCATCGCATTGGAGGTTTCGTCAAGAATGTTCAGCTCCTTGGCAAGTTCTCTGGCTGGTCTACTTAGGTTTCGGTTGGCGAAGTCTTGCGAGTAACCAGTGAACACAATCGCATCTTGTGGGTTCCGCATGCCCCAGTAGATAGGAAGCCTCGTGGTAATAGTCTGGCTCTTGCCATGACCAGGCGGTAGCGACACCGCCACATTCTGGAACTCGCCCGCAATCGTTCTGTCCACAATATCGCACAGGTATTCAATATGCTTCGGGAAGGAGTAGTGTTTAGGCTTCTGAGTCTGGAACCACTGACTGAACGTCAATGGCATCTCCTTCAGATGGTTCAACAGCTCTTCTTGTTCTTGCCATGTTAATGAGGGCAGCAATTCTCTCAATTCGCTCGGCGTCGGTAAGTTGCTTAATGGGTTGGTCTCCGCTCGTGGCGTCAATCTGATGTAGTCCTCCGTACTTTCCTAGTAAGTCTAGCCCCTTCATAAACTCGCTGGCATTGGCACTGTCCATGATTTCCAGCAGTCTAGGTATGCGTGTCTCGAAGGCCTCAGCACATGCTTGTCTGATTTCGCTCTTCGGTCTGCCAGTGCCACCCTTGTTTGTGCCACCATGCCTCAACGCTCCTCGGTTGTTTGGCTGCGGGACCAGCTCGCCCACTTTGGGTTTCTTCTTTTGCTTTGGGGTCATATCTATTTAGACGAGCATCACTTGCGAAACTCGGCAACCAGCCTATCCGCCAGCACCCCTTGCCCAGCCAGGATGAGTGCCAATCGGAGCTGGTCACAGACCATGATAATTCGCTCGCCGTCTTCTTGAGACACCTTGACCACAAACACGCCAGCGTTCTTCAGTAAGCCGCCGAGATTGAATCCAATGCGAAAGTTAGCGTTCATAGTTGCCCGAAGCCTAGCCCAGTAAGAGCTCCGCTCACTGCACCCGCTAACCATCGCTTGAGTGCCAATGCCCAGTTGAAGTGCTCCATTGCATCGTTGCTCTTCCAAGCATTGATGTCCACGAGGAACGCCGAGACGAAGCCACTGAGAGCTCCTGCGATTACTTTCTTTGCTAGTTCATTCATTGTTAGGTTTCCTTACAAACTATACTGTTCGGTTTCCTTACAGTATAGCCGTACATTTTGTCTGGATGGTTTGCTCACGTCCGATATAGAATTCATGCTGTCTGAGCTCCAGGATAACGCCGCCCATCTGCTGGGGTGCGAGGTTCCATCCCATAGCGTAAGACGGTTTAACATCCTCATCTGTGCCATAAGTGCTGAGGTAGCTTCCAGTCATGATGCAGGTGACCTGCTTGGTCCGAGCAATGTTCCGCTTGCTTGAGTAGGTCATCTTGGTAGCGAGGTCAACGAATTTGTTGTGCTTGTGTCCTATCCAGATGGCATCAACGTCGCCTTGCCATGACATCATCCGTTGGAAGTCGATAATCCCTTTCGTGACAGGAGCCGCACCACCAGCACCGTGATGCCGATACATCAGGAAGGTAGTCAAGCGTGTCTGTCTCTTTAATGTCACCTGCCAATAGCCACACCAACCGCCAGGAAGGATGTTCACGCCAGGGAGCTGATTGAGACGATAAAGCAAGATGCTCATCACGTCGATGTGGTGACGCTTAGCCACATGAGCCTCGTGATTACCAATGCCAATGTATTCGATGAGATGGGCATAGGGCTTCAAGAACTCGTAAGCCATTTCGATGGCGGCGTCAATAGGCTTCAGTCCCTTGACCAACAGCTCCTTGTCGAGAGCATCGAGGTCGAACCGCTTGAGGTCGGAGGGAAGTATGAAATCAAAGACGTCTCCGTTAATAGCGATGCGGCAATCTGAGTTTGCCATTCTCTCGAGGTCATACTTCAATGCTGGCTTGACCATTGAGCTGGCTCCAAAGTGGAGGTCGCTGAGTAGTCCTAAACGAACGATTGGTTTGGCGGAAGTTACTTCCAGTTTGGTTCTAATGTTGTTGATGGGTCACCCCTGTCTTCTGTCTGCCAAGAGAATGTCTATCTTGGTCTCTAGTCGAGCGACCTGGAGTGGTAGCTCCTTCATTTCGTTTGATGATGTCTCAAGATTTTTAACTCGGTTCTGCAACGTACCCGTCCAAGCAGCACCCGTCAAGACAGCGACAATCCAATGCCAGCTGGTATTCAAGAAGTGAATGAGCGATGATGTGTCTTGTGGTTGTTCTGCCATGATGATTTCCTAGAAGCGTATGAAGTGTGTCCAGCTGGTCTTCAGTCTTGAACGCCGATAACACCCACCACCGTCTCTCTGGCTTCCTGTAACGCCAGCCGAAGTGTTGCCCTCGATGGAGTTGACGTAGCCACCTGAGGCCTGTACCACAATCCCCATGTGGTTCCCGCCATCCTTAATCCACAAGCACAGGTCACCTCGCTTGGGGTCGGTGGTGAGTTTGCCGTTGGCTTTTGCCCATTTGAACCATTCTGCAACAGCAGCCGATAATCGGTCAGATGGGCCTTCCTGAATTCCAGCGATGTCGCAGAGGAACTCGACCATCGCTGCACACCAAGGATAGCCGCCATCGAGCTTCACCGAGCCAAGTATCGCTTCCACCCAGTCGCCCATATTGTTCCCACCCTCTTCCCTGACTTTTATGTCGTCCGCCAGGACACTCGCCGCCAAGACGAGCTTCTCAGATGGGGTCTTGGTTGCATAGTCTGGATACCTTTCAAACAGTATCTCACGCACACGCAACATGGCTTCTGTCGTAGTCACGAATAAATAGACGGCTGAAAGTTATCAACAGCACCCAGCACTCAGGTTCAACGAATGTGGATAACTATTTTTTTTGTGGAAAACATACACTTTTTATTTTTATGAGCGTATAATAATATTGTCAGCCGATGAGAGCTGGCAAGGACACTACGAAATGAAAAGAACAACGCATGCAAATCGACCAAAATGGGCAAAGCCTTTGACCGCACAAGAATGGAAGCACGTTTGCGAAGGTCAACAGCGAAAGACTGCTACCTTGTCTAACTTGCTTTTGGACAGCGAAACTTGCTCAGAGTGTAAATGGATTGTGGATAACAAAATGAAGGTGGCAAAATGAACAAACAAGAACAAAACTACTTCGCTGACCTTCGCACTCCTAAGAAGGGTGAGAACCTCCACGACCAGGACCGATTCCGCCACGAGGTGATGGAGCGAATCATCGAGAGCCGACAGCTCCAAGCCGAGCCAAAGCGATACAGACGGGTCACTGACTGGGACAAAGTGGCGAGCTTCGCCTTCGTGCTTTTTATCGTGGCTTTATTTGTCCTCTGGCTCTTCGTTGGAGGCCTCAGGTGATGGAGAAGAAGCGAGGCAGACCGAAGGGTGAGCCCACTTCCACCAAGGGCATCAATCTCCCAGATACCTACTGGGAGAAGCTCAAGGAGAATGGCATCCGCCCTACCATCATGAGATTGATTGAGCGGGAATACGACATCAACGCCATCAAGCCAGACCACCACTAAAAGATAAGCCACCCAATCAGGTGGCTTTTTTTTGATATTCCATTAAGGCATCGAGGGTCTCTCTGGTCAGCATCCCGCTCTCGATGTCCAGCCACCACTTCTGATGAGACGAGCTCGTCATGAGTGGCTGAATACGCTCTTGCCTCTTCCGTCTGTTGGACGCTCTGTCAGGATTGGCTGCACCGCCTACCTTCAGTGATAAAAATCTCGGTTCGCCTTCGCTCATTGTTTCTCCTCCTTATCAGTTAAGAATATCTCCACTATTTTTTCTTTCAGTGGCAATCCTTCCAGCACCAATTCTTCATCTTCTGTTATTGCGTAACAATCTTCCCATGTTAATGGTGATGGCTGGACATTTTCTCTGCCACCAAACGCCTCACCCCATCCGCCAAACTGCCCCATTTCACCCCTCGTTTGGACAGCTCGATGTAGGGTTGGTGTAGGGTTGTGTATAGTTTTGGGCATTTTCACAAACCCCTATAGAAAAAGGGCTGAAATAAAAACTTTTGTTTGTTTTCGTCAAAACTATACACAACTATACACCATAGGTTCAAAACAGCCAAAAAACTATACACCAAACTATACACCAACTATACACCAACTATACACCTTTTGCCTTTCAGATGCCTCCAAGCTCCACTCCAGACCATCGTATGCCCTCTTTGGTGCGTCTTTTGCTACACCCCTTCTGCAAAAGTGGTGTAGAGATGATGCGTCCAAACGATGTCGGATTGTAGAGCGTGGCATTGCGTTCTCTTGCCCACTCCAAGTACTCCTTGTGAAGGGATGAAACCATCACACTAGCCACGTTACTGAATCTCAACTTTTCATCAAAGAAGAGTTGTAGTATGTTGTTTTCTTCTTTATATTCTTCTGCATCATTGGTCATCATCTCGCTCGGTTTCATACCATCCTTCTTGCTTAGTCTGTACGCACCGATGAGATAAGCAAGGATGATGCTCGCCTCGCCTCGGAGCTTCTCGCCCAGCTTGGCGTCTCGCTCCTCTTCTGGGATGGTGATGTTAAAATCAATAAGCCTCACACGTCTCCATGTGCTTGCCTCCTGGCTGATGATGGGCTTGTGGTTTCCAAACATGGCGAGCTTGAGTACTGGCTGGAACTCCACTGCCTTCTCATACACTTGGCGAGCGGTCATGAGGTCTCCACCAGTCAGCACTTTCAGCAGCTGCTCGTTGAAGCGTCCATCTCCAATTTCTGCAACAGTCACCCATCGCTTGCTGACCAACTTGGCAAGCTCGTAGGTATTACTGTTAAAGCCCTTGTTCGTCATGATGGCTGACTGGTCCATCGTGGTGGCGTAACTTCCTGCCATCCACTCGATGAGGTTGAAGAGTGTGGACTTACCATTGGCTCCGCTCGCTCCATAGGAGAATAAAAAGGTTTGGTCATGGGTGTAGCCAGTGAAGCCATAACCAAGCCACTTCAGCAAGAAGAGCCTCGTCTCGTTATCTGGGACAATCTTGCCCAGGAACTGGGCAAAGATGGACGGTTTGTCACCAGCGGCATCGTAACCGCAGTTGGTGATTTGGCACATCAACTTGGTTTTGTCGTGTGGCATTAAATCTCCTGTATCCACATTCACAATGCCATCTTGAGTATTGAGGAGGTTAGGATGGTTGTCGAAGTCGTTCAGTGATACGGCGAGCATGTTGGAGGCCAGCTCGATGCAACTCTTGAGCTTTCCGCTGCTGACACTCTTTTGAGACCACTTGATTATCTGGATGCGAGTATTGTTGTCGGCATAGTTTACATTGCTCTCTGCGAACGCCTCAGCCGATTTAATGGCGAGCTCCTGAATTGAGGCAGATGCAATGTCGCCAATCTGCCAACGCTTGCCTGTCCATCTCGCCCAGTTCTTACTCTCGACCACATAGCGAAGGTCGTCGCCCCAATCAGCCACGAACCGCCTAGCGTTTCCCAAGTCAGTGAACATGGTCTCAAAGTCCCAGTCCACGTTGCTGTCTACACCAATCTGCTCAACTACCGAGCTGGATACCTTCGCCTTGCTGGGAGT